CTCAGAACGCCTAACGGCCTCGCAAAGCGAGTAAAAGATCAAAGTCTGTAACGGAAATGTAAATCCGTTACCCATACCAGCAAATTTGTGGTATGGCAACATGGTGCCTTCCAACTCGTAACTCTTAACCCGAAGGTTGTTGAGTAAGTCGAACCACCAAGGACTCAACAGCATCCGCACCAATTCGGTGGAGATGCTATCGGATGCAGCACTGAGGTCAAGCGTCGCATAGTCGCCCCACTGGGAGGCGTGCTTCGCCATCTTTTTGTGCCACTCCTGAGCGTCCTCAAGATCTATACCGAGGATTTTCTTCAACCGACCAGTCATATAGTTGCCAACACCCTTCTGCAGGAACACATTGCAGGTAGGGGTGACACTTATCGACCGATAAGTTGATTGGCTTTTAGGGACAAACGTGATCGAATCGCTATTAACGATTCTGAAGGATGGCGTAACCACACCACCTTCCGATTCTGGATCATGTGCCGCCCGTACGTCAGCCATCACGGCTCTCGCATAAGGCAAAGCGTCCCTACTCACAGATGTTGGGTTTTCACCCAACTTTTTGTCAACACCCAGCGCGGCACCTTTTACGGTGCGAGTTACGCCGGGGCCGTAGCCACATGTACGAAACACTTCATCGTACTCCGGGGCACCGAGGACATCGTGGATTATTCGCGAAGCGATCGAGAAGATCGTATCGAGTCCCCTTGGGGATCCACAACGGCGGTGCCGCTCATTGAACGACTCGCATTTCATTTCGGCCTCAAGGTAAGAGGCTATAGCCTTTTCACGTTTCGCGGTCGGGTCACCGAGATCCTCTGCTTTACGCAGAAGCCCATAGGCCCCGTATGCGATAATGAAGTCAGGCGTGGAAAGCCCAACGGACGGTACGTCCGGGGCATCAAGCGGAGGCACACAAACTCGTGCAAACTCCGCTCGAATCAGGTCATACACTTCAGCTGTCGGCACACCGGGGACCGTGAAGAAAACCCACGAATCCTTCCGAGGTATGACAGCTAACGGGCTGGAGTTTTTACTTCCAGTTTTATGACGAGCCTTATGCTCCAACAAGAGCTGTTGCTCACGCTGAGGCGCACAATGATCAAATTCTGACCAATGTGCTTCAAGATCCGCCAAAGAAGGCTTATTAGGCCTACCATATGTTTTCATGCCTATACTCCTTTACGTAAGTACGGGCATGCCCGTCAGATAAGTGCGTTGTTCGTGGTCAAAAGATCACGAGCAGCAGACGAAGTGAGAACCGAGTAGAGGAGCTGTTCAAGCACCTTCACACAGTCCGCATCCGTCATCAGGTTTGTACGCTCAACGCGCAGCGTTACGCGCGTATAAGCAGCAGGCGTACTGACGGCTGTGTAGCCACCAATATCACCGCTCGACGCCACGGCTTTCATAACCGGAGCGGCGATCTTGAACTCGGTGACATAGCCCAATTCCTTG